CCACAGAATCAAATGGAAAATCGTCTGCGTCGTAATTTGTATCGCACACTGCGTGAAAGCGAAATCCAACAAGCTCAGGTTGTGTTGGCCAGCCAAGACATGGTTGATCAAGTTCAAAAGATGAGCGAAGAGATCAGCAGTATGCAGTTCAAAGACCTGCCTGCACTGGTGCAACAGATTAGAGATCAAGTTGGTGTTGATCAAGCCATGCAGTTCAACACAGATGCCACTGCTGCACTGGCCGGATTATTGCAAAACTTGCAAGGTGCCAAGCAACAACTAGAACAGGCACTTGGCGTAGTAACCGGACAGGCTCCAATGGTTCCAGGTCAGGATAGCATGGATGCTGGGATGGGAGCTGAAGCTCCTCCAGCTGAGATGAATCCTGCTGACGAATTGCCAGACATCGATGACATGGAACCTGCCGCAAGACCAGCTTCAGCTTCGTTGGGTCGTGGTCGCAGATAATGAAAATTCGTGAATTTGCCGAAGATCCTGTGGCCGCTAATGCAAAAAAATTAGCGGCTATCAGTATGTTCTTGAGCAGTCGTGCCGGAGACGAATCTGCCAAAAAAGAAATCAGTCAAGCAGCATTTATCGACATAGCCAAAAGCATGGGTGTCAATGTTACTACGCAAAACTTAGGTGATTTGATTAATCAAGAACCTTTGAGTAACATTTTGGAACCACTGGATCCAAATTCGGGTGTGATCCGTTTTCTTGGTAACGAAGAATCACCTGATTCTAATATGTCAGTTGATCAAGCACAAGATATAGTGGATCAAAATGCCAAAAAGGCCATGCGTCGCGGCATGAAATAAATCAAATAGGTTGACTTATTTCTTAAAAGGCAGTATACTAAATACTCGTCTAATACGTTATATTATTATAACCAAGGAAAAGTCATGAAAAAGTTTCTAGCAATATTATTACTCACTGTATCTGGAACTGTGTTGGCAGGCCCGCATGGATATTACAGTGGATACAGACATCACGGGCATGCAATGTACTATGGTGGTAGTAATAGTGGATGGATTGCACCATTGATCATTGGTGGGGTAGTCGGTGCAGCTATTGCCAATCGTCCAATGACACAGACCGAAACTGTGATTGTACGACCTCAGCCAGTGATTGTTCAACAACAGCAAAATTGCACAGTCTGGACTGAAACACAAAATCCAGATGGTACAATCACACGCACAAGGACTTGTACACAGTAATGGCTTATTCTGATAAAGTAGTTGACCACTATGAAAATCCCAGGAATGTCGGATCTTTTGACAAGAGTGATACTGATATTGGTACTGGTATGGTTGGCGCACCTGCTTGTGGCGATGTGATGAAATTACAGATAAAGGTTGATAATGATACAGGTATTATTACAGATGCAAAATTTAAAACGTATGGCTGCGGATCGGCTATTGCGAGCTCGAGCCTTATTACAGAGTGGGTCAAAGGCATGCACATCGACCAAGCAGGAGCAATCAAAAACTCCGACATCGCTGAAGAATTGGCCTTACCCCCCGTGAAGATACATTGTAGCATTCTAGCCGAAGACGCAATCAAAGCGGCTGTGGACGACTATCGTAAGAAGCATGATCTCGTTAACTGATGCTGCCGCTCGAAAAATACAACAAACAATAACTCGGCGTGGGCACGGTGAAGGAATAAGATTAGGCGTTAGAACCACTGGATGTTCTGGACTTGCTTATGTGTTAGAATATGTGGATACGCCGCAAACAACAGATCAATGTTTTGACTGTACTGGCTGCCGAGTGTTTGTTGATCCCAAGTCTGGTGCTTACTTACAAGGTGTAACAGTTGACTATGTTCGCCAAGGGCTCAATGAAGGTTTTGAATTTCGCAATCCAAATGAACGTGATAGATGTGGATGTGGCGAAAGTTTCCGTATTTAAAAGCCTCTAGACTAATAGTTATGAATTATTATTTTGAACCTGCTCCTTATCTTTCGTTAAATTTAAATCTAAAAACAGAATTGTCTAATTTAGATAGAAGCAAGTTAACAATTGCAGATGCAGCATTTTATGACATGGATCCTGTGAGATTAAATAACATAGTAGGAAAACATTATTCTGATGAAAAACAATGTTTTTTTGATTTCTACGGTGATAACTTTACTAATATGGCATCATGCACCACCTGGTATCTAACAGAGAAATTGGAAAAATTGTTACTCAATGAGTATGAGTATTTTTTTAATTTAATCAACGAAGCTCCTGAAATACGGTTACAAGCAATGACTGGTGTTCAATTGCCTGTGCATATTGATCGTCATAGAACTGTAAGTATCATACTTCCATTGAAGAATCATTCGAATACATGGACAAAATTTTATGATCACAACATTGATATTCTCCAATGGAACAAACACTATTCAGACATCAAGGATCAGTCTTGGCCTGAATGCAAAACACTCTGGGATTTTAATTTTCTTCCTGAGTTCATAAAACAAGAATTGCTCGAAAACGCATACACTCATACACTGTTAACTGACAGAACTCGTCAGTCTAACTCAACAGTAGTCAATCCAGACAAGGTAACTGAAGTTTGCAAAGTTGAAATTGATAAATTTCCTTATATACTCAATGTTGATAAATGCCACAGTGTTTACTGTCCTGACGCACCCACTGATGAGAATCCCCGCTTGGCAGTATTTTTCAAGTGGCGAGAAACTAAATTTACTCAAGTGTTAGATGCTTATAATCAATTTGTTAAATTTAAAATTAATCAAAATTAAAATTCTAAACTGTTTGATCTACTGTCAGACGCCTATAAACATATATAACTCTCATTTGCAACATGTACAATCCAAAATTTAATTACACACCAGTGCCGCGTGTAGAAGTAAACGGCAAACGTTTCTATGCCACACCCGACGGCAACAAGTTACCCAGTGTAACAACCATCCTTGACAAAACCAAGCCAGAAGAAAAGAAGTTAATTCTTGAACAATGGCGACGACGTGTTGGCCACGAAAAGGCACAGCAGATCACCACTGAGGCTGCCAACCGTGGCACACGTATGCACACTTATTTAGAACACTATGTAAAAAATGGTGAGCTGAAAGATCGTGGCACTAATCCATTTGGCTGGGCCAGTCATGCCATGGCACAAGTGGTAATTGACCAGGGAATCACCGACCGTGTGAATGAGTTCTGGGGCTATGAAGTTCCGCTGTATTTTTCCCGGGTGTATGCAGGCACAACAGATGCTGCTGGTGTACACCTAAACGAAGAAGCTATCCTAGACTATAAACAAACTAACAAGCCTAAAAAACGCGAATGGATTGACGATTATTTTTTACAACTCTGTGCCTATGCAGAAGCACACAATGAACTGCACGGAACTAACATTCGTAAGGGTGTTATTTTAATGTGTGTTAAGCCCACCACAGATGACATGGGCAACGTGCTTACTGAACCTGAATACCAGGAATTTGTGTTAGAAGGCGACGAGTTTGAAAAATATCGTGGACTTTGGTGGAAACGTGTAGAGCAGTATTATATGCTAAATAGTTAATCACAGAGGACAACTAAATTGGCTATTGTACAAATTTCGCGAATTACCCAGCGTAAAGGGTTACAGGAAAATCTACCACAACTGGCAGGCGCTGAATTCGGTTGGAGCATTGACGAACGCAGACTGTACATTGGTAACGGCACACTAGAAGACGGTGCTCCAGTCATTGGCAACACTGAAATACTGACAGAATTTTCTGAAATTATTCCATTGGTGCAGGACTATACCTACAGCGGCGAAGAAGCCACTGGATACACAGTACAGACTGGCCCATCACCAGGAACTCCGGTGCAACTATCTCTCCAGAATTGGATGGATCAGTTTGCCACTGTGAAAGACTTTGGTGCAATGGGTGACGGCATCACAGATGACACTGCGGCCATTAACCGCGCACTTTATCAACTGTATTGCCGTGAAGTAAATCCTGCAATTCGCAGAAGTTTATTCTTCCCGGCTGGTGTGTATCTTGTCACTGGCACAATCAATGTTCCTCCTTATGCCACACTGCAAGGTGAAGGCCCTAAGAACAGTATCATTCAGATGGCAGCGGCATCAACAGCAACATATGTGGTACAAACCAGCGACAGCTTACAACAAACAGGTGCCAACATTGGCACCAATGGAGCCGAACCGCCCACCAGTATCACCATCGAAAACATGTGTTTTCAATCCTTAGACCCAATGGACATTGCTTTTGTTAACCGAGCATCCGAATGTATTTTTAATCAAGTTCAGTTCATTGGACCATTGACCACAGCAGATCTCACAGTGGACACTGACAACACTGCTTGTGTTAGATTTGACAGTAGTGATGCGTTAGATGTACATCAAATTAAATTTGACAACTGCGGGTTCACAGGCACAACCTACGGAGTTAGAACAGATCAACATGTTCGCGGAGTAGGCATCACCGGCGCACATTTTTCAACCTTGTTCAAAGGTATCCTATTAGAAGTCAATCCAGATGGTGCTGAATTCAGTCCACAGGGATTTGGAATTACCAATTGTGATTTTGATACTGTGTACAATCAAGGCATTGTATTTTATACTGATCGTAACGCCACTGCACAAAATACATTTGGTGATGTTGGCAATCACTTTGGTGGTGTAACACAACCTTACACTAGTATTATAGACTTCTTGTCTCCTAACAACCTAAGTGTTGGTGACATGTTTGAACGGGCAGATGCGTATGCTGTTGTTCATCCAAGAATTGATTTAAATGGCGAAGCAAGTATTGCATTTACAAACGGCCAACAGTTGGCCATGGGCACCTATGTTCGAGACTCCGGACTTACAGTTTCATTATCAAACAACGTCATTACTCCCACCAATGCAATTACCTACAACCTTGGCAGTGTTGTTGCACTCAGCATCAACTATACCATTGTGAGAGGTACAGCGTACCGAACTGGTATTATCAATATAACTACCACAGGAAGTGGTAGTTTAAACTACACAGATGACTTCACAGAAAATGCCAGTACCGGTATCACTCTCACTGTGACCCAATCTGGCAGCACGGTTTTTGTAAAATACATCAGTACCAACACCGGCGCTGCCGCGTCATTAACTTATAGTATAACACATTTGGCCTAACGTGGTCTGGCCTGTAACATTTGAATCTCGGCTTGATAGTTGGACACAACTACGCACTCGAGCCAATGCCCTGCCTGTTGATCAGGCATTAGACGCCATCAACACCTGGTGGTTCTCATCTCCCTGGACTGGATATCACCTGCACTGGGATGATCAAACAGATTGGCCAGATCCCTGGCAATTATTGGATGACAACATGTTCTGCGAGGTTGCTCGCGGACTCGGAATCCTGTATACTATAACTTTGTTGGACCGTGCGGATATACACTCAGCAGAACTGGTTTTAACAAAAATGGGT